GCCCCCCTTTCGTGCTACAATTCTCTCAGTTCACAACCCAGACCGATCATGGCAATCTACTCTCAGTGCTCTGACCTCCAGACCCGCCAGACCATGTGGGTCGCCCGCCCTTCTGACCTTGCCCCTCAGCGCACCTTTGCTGGACAGATCAACCCCGCTGAGGGCTGGTGGTGGGCAGGTTGCCACGCTGACCGCTACGCTTCCGACGTTGTGGCGCCGCAGTTAGAGGGGTGACCTCCCATCCTAGCACACGGGGGAGGCAGCAGTGCCCCCCCCCCCTTATGGGTGTGTTCGTGCAGGTGCAGGGTATGGTATAACGTTATCGTGATGGCGTGGCGCGTGATGGGGGGGGGGTATTATAAAACCCAATGGGTCCCCCTAGGCTACAAAGTGTTACGAAAGCGAGCTCTTTTATACACTCGAAATCAAAAAATTTTTCCCCAATAAAAAGTTCTCATAAGGTTGATATATAAAAAAATAAAAAATATCACAAAGAATGAGAAAAAAATCCGGAGAAGAAAAACGCCCCGTAGAGGTTGATCCAATTACTGGTGAGTATTCAATTAAACTGCCAGAATGGATGGTTAACGAACTTTCGTGGTACGAAGACACAGAGATCACCTTTAATTTAGAGGGAAGTGAACTTATACTTTCAGAAACAGAATGAAAAAATATGATATCTATGTAAAAGATAGATGTATCTTTCATTCAGTAAATGAAAGTGAATTCAAAACGACTTGGAGCACTCTGAACATTATGGTCGGAATTATGAAGACAGAATATTGTTCAGAGGACCTCCATTATAAAGAAGTAGTTGATTGACAATCACTACATAATACTGTATGATATGACTGAAAATTAATCAAGTTATGACAAAAGGATTTACTGTAAAGGCAAAGAGTCCAGTAGTCGCAAAAGAATCCGAATGGGACTACGACAGGGCAAGAGAAATGGTGCGGGGAAAGACGATTGTATTCTGTCTTCCTGGACGTGGTGTTTCGTATACGTATCTGAAAAACTTTGTACAACTTTGTTTTGAACTAGTACAAGCAGGTGCAAGTATTCAGATCTCACAAGATTATAGTTCGATGGTGAACTTTGCACGTTGTAAGTGTCTGGGTGCAAATGTTCTGCGTGGTCCTGATCAAAAACCTTGGGACGGTAAACTGAACTATGATTGGCAACTGTGGATTGATAGTGATATCGTCTTCAATACCGAAAAGTTCTGGCAACTGGTTCTAATGGATCAAGATATTGCTGCTGGTTGGTATTGTACAGAAGATGGTATGACGACTTCTGTTGCACACTGGTTGGATGAAGATGATTTCAGAGGTAATGGTGGTGTGATGAATCACGAAACTCTGGAAAGCATTCAGAAGCGTCGGAAACCATTTACCGTCGATTACACTGGTTTTGGTTGGGTTCTGATCAAGAACGGTGTATTCGAACATCAAGAGATGAAGTATCCTTGGTTTGCACCGAAGATGCAGGTCTTTGAATCTGGTGAAGTTCAAGACATGTGTGGAGAAGATGTATCCTTCTGTTTGGATGCAAAAGAAGCTGGCTTTGAAATCTGGTGCGATCCTCGTATTCGCGTCGGTCACGAAAAAACAAGAGTCATCTAAAATGGCACAAGAGCGGTATAATATTCTCTGTAAGGGTCGGAAAATTTATCAAAACCTTACAGAGGAAGAATACTTCGATACTATGGAGAATCTGTCGGAACAGTTTTATGAGACAGGTTCTCCAAACCCAAGCGAACTTGAAACTGAAATTTATTTGGAGAATTAAACAATGGCTGCAAAATCCACTGGTGGTCTGAACAAAAGAACGTCTTATATTCCGGGTCCTCCCAAAAAGTCTCGCCAAGGCGATGGTATGGGAACCAAATATGCCGCGTCTTCTCGCAATGGCGCTCGTAAAAAGTATAGAGGACAAGGCAAAGGATGAGTTACTTCCTGGATGGAAATGATGAATGGAATAATATACATCCATCAGACCTCTGGGTTTATAATAAATTATTTTTAAGTCGGATTTTAGGATATAAATGTGGTCCAGTTGGAACCACTGTTCCTAAGTCCGATTTTTATATTGTTCGCCCATCTTTCAATTTACTTGGTCTTGGGCGTTTTGCTCGTAAAGAATGGATTGAACTTTATACCGATCATATACATCCTGCCGAATTTTGGTGTGAAATTTTCAAAGGTGAACACCTAAGTGTTGATTTTTATCAAAAAAAATCAAACCTTGTGGTTGTCGGTACTCGTGATTCAGAAGATCCTTACTATAAGTGGAAAAAATGGGAAAAAATTGATAAGAATGTGAATTTTCCAGAAGTTTTAACTGAACTAAAAGGTGATTATGACTGGATTAACTGTGAATTTATCGATGGTCATCTTATAGAAGTTCATTTTCGTAGAAATCCCGACTTTCGTTATGGAAACTCGGTTGCAATTCCAGTTTGGGATGATGAAAAAATAGAAAATATGAAGTTCATTAAGGATTCTGAGTATTTTCGTAAGGGTTTTTACGTAGAATAAATAAATTTTTTAAGAAATTGAGTTGAAAAAATATTCGATGGGCAAGCACCTGCTCTTAGAGGTGTATGATGTTGATTTTGAAGCGATTAATGATGTAGAATCGCTTCAAAATGCAATGATCAGTGGCATAAACCGCGCCAATATGACCATTTTGAACGTGTTTTCACACTGTTTTCTTCCACAAGGGTGTACAGTCGTGATTGCGCTTGCGGAAAGTCACGTTTCTTGCCATACTTGGCCAGAAAATGGGTGTCTGGCAGTAGATGTCTACACTTGTGGAGAAGGAAATCCACGTTTAATCGCCCTAGAAATCCTAAAATACCTTAATTCAGACTCATATTCTCTACGCGAAGTCAATCGTTAAATAGACATAAGGAGATAGCAACCTCCTTTATAAAAGTTCTGTTTTATTCATTAAAACAGGAGCTAAAATGTCCAATTTACCAGTTGATAGAGACTCAAACTACATGTATCAGATGTGGGGAACCACAAAACTAGCAAGTGATTATGATGGTTTGGAGAAAAAAAGAGTGATTCAAGAAGTCATGCACGATGTTGCGCCTAGGCATGATCTAAAAAAACAAGAAGAACTACACGAAAAGATTCGTAATGATGAAGATTATGACGATTGGAACTATGGAACGGAACCAACTTATGGAATTCCATGGAAATGACGAATAAATAATCTGAGAAAATCTATATCTCAATGGCAGTCACACGAATATCCAGAGGATTTAAAGATATCAGTTTCTCTTTTGATCCACATCCTGTGACAAAAGATCTACCCGTTTTAACCAATGAGAGAGCAATCTCAAGATCTGTTCGTAATTTAGTGGAAACTAACTTAACGGAGAGATTTTTTAATCCATATATTGGGTCTAATGTACGCAGATCACTATTTGAATTTGTTGATTATGGTACTGCATCTGCAATTGAAGATCAAATTATAACTGCCATTGGGAACTTTGAACCAAGAGTTAATAATGTTCGGGTCGAGGTCGAACCAAGACCTGATGAAAACTCATTTGAAGTGATGGTCTTTTTTGATATTATTGGAGAAACTTTAAGACAACAATTTTCATTCTTATTAGAGGCAACAAGATAAAATGCCTTTTACACAGTTTACGAATCTAGATTTCGATCAAATTAAAACTCAAATCAAGAGTTATCTCCGTGCTAATTCAAATTTCACGGATTTTGATTTTGAGGGATCAAACTTTTCTGTGCTGATTGATACATTAGCATATAATACTTATATTACAGCATTTAACTCTAATATGATCGTGAATGAATCCTTTTTGGATTCTGCCGTATTAAGAGAAAATGTTGTCTCTCTCGCAAGAAATATTGGGTACGTACCACGTTCCAGAAGCGCCGCTAGGGCATCTATTACCTTTGATGTGCAAACTGATACCACAAGTCCTTTCCTCACTCTACAAGCGGGTCTGGTGTGTGTTGGGGCGTTTAATGACACATCATATCGCTTTTCAATTTCGGAAGATATCACAACGACTGTTAGGGATGGTGTTGCTAGATTTGGATCATCTTCTACACCAATTCTAGTTTATCAGGGAACTTATCTTACAAAACAGTGGACAGTTGATAAGTCACAAGATCAAAGATTCCTTCTCGAGAATCCTGGTATTGATACCTCTAAAATTGTTGTATATGTAAAAGGTATTAATGATAGTGGTCTTGGAAGAGAATATTTTAAAGTTGATAATATTTTAAATATCAATAAGAATTCTGAAATTTATTTGATTCAAGAAGTTCAGGATGAAAAGTATGAACTTCTTTTCGGTGATGGGTATTTTGGTAAAGAACTTGAAAATAATGCAGTAATCACAGCAAGATACATTGTAACAGAGGGTACAGATGGAAATGGACCATCTGGATTTGCTTTTCAAGGTAACTTTGTTGATGCATCAAATATAAGAGTTATTCCATCAACACGTGTTACAGTTAATACTATTGATAGAGCTAGAAATGGTGGAGATATTGAACCAGTTTCATCTGTAAAATATTTTGCCCCAAGATTATATTCTGCACAGTACAGAGCAGTCACTGCAAGAGATTATGAAGCGATTATACAATCAGTTTATCCAAACACAGAATCTGTAGCAGTTGTTGGTGGAGAAGAATTAAATCCTCCTCAGTTTGGAACGGTTCAGATCAGTATTAAACCAAAAAATGGATCATATGTTTCTGATTTTGATAAACAAAGTATTCTATCAAAGTTAAAGCAATATTCTATTTCTGGTATTAATCAAAAAATAGTTGATCTTAAAATTCTTTATATTGAGATTGATAGTTCCGTTTACTATAACTCAAATCAAGTTTCGAATGTTGATGAATTAAAAACATTAATTACTAATTCATTAACAGATTATTCTAAAAATATTGATATTAACCGGTTTGGTGGAAGATTTAAGTATAGTAAAATACTTCAATTAATTGATAGAGTTGACTCAGCAATTACTTCTAACATTACAAAGGTTAAAATTAGAAGAGATATGAAAGCTCTTGTGAATCAATTTGCACAATATGAATTATGTTTTGGTAATCGTTTTCATATCAATCCACAGGGATATAACATAAAGAGTACTGGTTTCACAGTACAAGGTTCTAATGATGTTGTTTATTTCACAGATGTTCCAAATAAGGACGCAAGTGGAAATCTTGATGGAAGTGGTAAAGGTATTCTAGCGGTTATTCGACAAACAGATAGAGGACAAAACCAAGTTGTTTTAAAGTCTATTGGAACTGTGGATTACAGCACGGGAGAAATATTAGTTAATACGATTAATATTACTTCTACTATTGCTGACAATGAAATTATCGAGGTTCAAGCATTTCCAGAATCAAATGATATTGTTGGATTGAAAGATTTGTATCTAAATTTTAGCGTTTCCAATAGCAAGATAAATATGCTTAAGGATGTTATTGCCTCCGGAGAGGAAATCTCTGGGGTTACTTTTACAAGAGATTATTACACTTCAAGTTATTCTAACGGAGAAATCGAGAGGAAATAAAATATGTCGAATTTTGAGAAGAGAGTACAGATCAATAAAATTATTGATAGTCAACTTCCAGAATTTTTAGTTTCTGATTTTCCAAAAGCAACTGAATTCTTTAAGCAGTACTATATTTCTGAGGAATTTCAAGGAGGAAACGTAGATCTTGCTGACAATTTAGATCAGTATTTGAAACTTGATAATCTTGTTCCAGAAGTTATTGTCGGACAAACGACATTAACCGATAATGTTTCAGCATCTGCTGGAATTGTTACCGTTACATCAACCAAAGGATTTCCATCAGAGTATGGACTTTTAAAAATAGATGATGAAATTATTACATATACTGGAATAACCACAAACACATTTACTGGATGTATTCGTGGATTTAGTGGAGTTACTGGGTATAACTACCTTTCTAGTTTTGATATTGATGAAAATTCTAATAAGCAATCCTTAGTATTTGAGGATACTGTATCAGAAAGTCATATTTCAGGCTCAGTTGTAAAAAATCTGAGTGTTTTGTTTTTACAGGAGTTCTATAAAAAATTAAAATATACATTTACTCCTGGTTTAGAAAATCTTGATTTTGTTTCCGATTTAGATGTAGGAAACTTTATTAAACATGCAAGAGATTTTTATCAGTCAAAAGGAACGGAAGAAGCTGTTAAAATTCTGTTTAAGGTTTTATATGGAGTAGATGCTCAGGTAATTGATTTGGAAGGTAGGTTAATTAAACCATCTTCTGCAAATTATGTTCGCAGAGAAGTTGTTACTGCCAAAAATATTTCAGGAGATCCTCTCAATTTAGAGGGTCAAACTATATTTAAATCTACTGATCCCAATACAAATGCTGCGGTTTCAAATGTAGAAATATTTACAAGAGATCTTGAAACTTTTTATAAGTTAGAGTTATTTGTTGGATATGATGAAAGAGATTTAATTGAAGGTATTTTCACTGTTCCAGGAAAAACACGGATACTTGAAGACGTATCGATTGGATCTCCTGTAATTTCAGTTGACTCTACAATTGGATTTCCAGAATCTGGAACATTGAATTTAATATCCGATGGTAATTCAATAAAATACACATCAAAGTCAGTTAATCAGTTTTTTGGATGCACAGGAATCAATTCAAGTATTCCACTAGGGTCTGAAATTAGATCTGACGAAACAATTTATGGTTATGAAAATGGAGATACTGGCAAAAGAGTTGATTTAAGAATTACTGGGGTAATTTCAGATTTTGTAGAGATTGATGATAGTTCCTTATTAGATGAAGGTGAAGAGATATCTGTCAGAAATCTTGGAGAAATTATTGAGAATCCTGCAAATAATGAAAAAAATTATAAGGAAGTATTTGCAAATAGTTGGATTTATAATACTAGCACAAGATATCAAGTAAAATCTATAAGTGGTTCAACTTTTACAGTTTACAGTAATATTGATAAGTCAAGCCTTAGTGTTGGAGATACAATTGATATCTTATTTGGATATAGTAACAATATTGCTTTTTCAAATGCAACAATAACAGATATTAATACCTCACTTAATCAAATTATTTTGAGTGGCATAAGTGGATTTACACCAGATCCACTTTTAGAATATGATATAAGAAGAAAACTAAAAAAATCTAGAAGTCTAAACGTAGATATTGTAAATGGCAATGACACATACATTGCAAATGTATTGAATGTTTATACTAATAATAGTGATGGTTATGTTGCGTCAAACTCTTTACCATCATATACTATTAATGATGAATTAATAGAGTCTTCATTACCTTCTGGAACATCAACTTATCTTGGCAATTATAATTCCACTCTTCAAGCATATTCTAGTATAAAATTCCCATCAAGTGTAAAATTTATTGATGGTGATCAAGTAGTATATACTTCTTCTAATCCATTAAAAGGATTGTCTTCTGGATCAAAATATTATGTAAGATTGATTGCAAGTAATGAGATTAGACTGTATGAATCCAAATCTCTTTTAACTAGTTCAGAGTATGTATTTTTTGAAGAAAATTTAAATCCAGCAACTCATAGATTTACTTTATCAAAGCAAGAAAGTAGATCTATATCGGCAAATAAGATTATGAGGAAGTTCCCACTAAACCAAGTGAGAACAAATCCAAAAGAAGATGTAAGAAGATCCATTGATACTTTATCAGGAGGTATTGGAATTCTGGTAGATGGTGTTGAAATTACTAATCCAGAGTCAATTGATAAAATTTATTATGGGCCATTAAAACAGTTTGATGTTTTAAATGGTGGAAATAATTACGATGCTATCAATCCACCTAGAATTATTATATCTACCGGTGCCGGAACTACTGCTCTAGTTGATCCAATAATTAGTGGCACTGTTAAAGATATTTTTGTAGATCCACAAGACTTTGATATTGAAGATGTACTTTCACTATCATTGACTGGGGGTAATGGTTCTGGGTGTGCTCTTGAACCTGTAATTGGAGAAAGATTTAGAGAAGTTCAATTTGATAGTAGATCTCTCAATGTTGGTGGTGGGATAGATCTCAATGATGAAACTATTACATTTTTAACCCCACATAATTTTTATGATGGTGAGCCAATAATTTACAATCAAAATGGAAATAGTGCTATATTAACCGGTGCTTTTCAAGATATTACTAATACACCAACTGGGGCATTAGTTAGTGGCGATCAATATATTGCTAAATTTGTTAATACTAGAACTATTAAACTTTTTAATACTAGTAATGATTACTTTGCCGGAATCAATACCGTTGGATTTTCAACTTCAACAACTTTTGGTGGTATTCATAAATTTAGAACACTACCGAAAAGAACACTAAGATCTGTTAAAGTTTTAAATGGTGGATCTGGATATACATACAGAAAATTAAGAGTTAGTTCTTCTGGAATATCCACAGAATACAACTTCATTTCATATCAAAATCATGGACTTTCTTCTGGAGATATTGTAAATTACTCCACTAGTGGATCTGCAATTGTTGGATTATCAACAGTTAATAGTTATTTTGTTGATGTGATTGACAGTAGTACTTTTAAACTCATTAATGTTGGAATAGGTGCCACACTTATTGACAATATTGCAAAAAATAAGCACGTAGTTTTAGGGTCTAATGGATCTGGATATCAAATTTTTGAGTATCCACCAATTGTAGTCAGTGCTAATGTATCTTACGGATCAAGTTTTACTGGAAGTTTCAATTTTACTCCAGTGGTTACTGGAAGTATTGTTGGTTCTTATCTATATGAAAGTGGAACAGGTTATGGATCAAATATTTTAAATCTACATAAAAAACCAACAGTTACTGCCAAAACTGGAAAGAATGCTCAATTAAATCCAATTATATCTAACGGTAGAGTATTAGAAGTTCAAGTATTGAGTGGTGGATATGATTATTATTCAATTCCAGAGATTTCTGTACTCGGAGACGGAACTGGTGCGATTATTAAACCCGTAATTTCTAATGGATCTATTGTTGATGCAGTTGTATTAAATTCCGGAATTGGTTACGATCCTAAGAATACGACTATTCAAGTTGTTCCAAGAGGATCTGGGGCTATTTTTGATGTTAGAGTTAGAGATCTTACGGTAAATGATGCTCAAAGATATTCTGAATATGCAAAAACAAGAAATCCAAAGATATTTTCAAGTTTAAGTAATAACAAAGAGAAAAATTCTTTGATTTATGGAATTTATGGATACTCTGAGGATCTGGCTACAAATTATGATGATATTGGAAATTCTCACTCACCAATTATTGGATGGGCATATGATGGAAATCCAATCTATGGGCCATATGGATATTCAAAAATAGATGATATTCAATCTGGCGTCAGAATTATAAATTCCAGTTACACATTAAATTCTTCTTCTATTTTAGATAGACCCTCATCATTTCCAAATGGATTTTTTATTGAAGATTATCAATATACTGCAAATGGGGACTTAGATTTTCATAATGGAAGATTTTGTAAAACTCCAGAATTTCCAAATGGAGTATATGCCTATTTTGCTGGGGTAACAACTAGCACTACTTCAAATAAATTAGAACCAATTTATCCATATTTTGTAGGAAATACATTTAGATCATACTTAATAGAAGAAAATTCATATTTGGATCAATCTTTTGATTTCAATAATTCAAATATTATTAGAAATACTTATCCTTATAAAATTAATGATCAGTATGCTGGATATGACTTCTTGGTTGAACCTTATGAAAAATTTCCACAGGTATCTGTAGTAGAATCAATAAATAAAGGTTCAGTTGATGATATTGAAGTTGTTGATGGTGGAAGTGGATATAAAATAGGAGACAGAGTTAACTTTGATGAGTCTGGAACTTCTGGATTTGGATTAAGAGCAGAAGTTTCGGAAATTGTTGGTAAAAATATTACCAACGTGGAAACAAGTTTGGAATCATATTACCCTTGTGTTCTTATTTGGGACAACGATAACGTTGTTTCTGCATACTATGGGTCTGGTTTTAATTTAAGAAATAACGACACTGTTTTAGTTGGTAGTATTTCAACATCAATTAACAATATTTTTGGATCTAAAAAAATAGGATTTAGTACAGTAACTGTTGGTCTTGCAAAGACTATGACAAGTTATACTGCACCAGAAGGAAAAGTTGAGGATATAATTGTTTCTTCAAATCCAAAGGTATCTATTGGTAATAGTATTTTAGTACATTCGAATTTAGGTGATGAGATTGTTAGAGTTCTTAATTATTATGATGGTGGAATACTTAGGGTAAAAAGGTATGGAACTAGTGGTGTAGCACATCCATATGGAAGTGAACTCAATATATTAAGTGATAAGATCACATTACCAGTAAAGAGTACAAAGTTTGAATCTCAAAAGAATAATTTAGTTTATTTTAATGCAAAAAATTCTGTTGGATTAGGTACAACACCTGGTGGTGCAATGTCGAAAACATTCACAATAGGTGGAACTTCACAAACAGTTTCAATCCCTTATAGATCCATATACTTACCAAACCACCCCTTTAAAACTGGGCAAAGGTTAAATTTTGACAAATCAAACTATCCAGGTGTAGATTCGTTAATTGTTGGCAATAATCCATCAAATTTAAATACCTTCCAAATTCCAGATGCATCTCCATCTGTTTATGTAATTAACAGAGGTAGAGACTATATTGGATTAGTTACTCAGGTTGGATTAACAACTAATACAGAGGGTTTATTCTTTTATAGTGATGGATCTGATAATTCAGAGTACTCATTAGAGACAACTTTTGATCAAGTTACTGCTCAGATTGATAGAGTTGTTACAACAGTAAGTGTTGGACAATCTCACGGACTATCAGAATTTGATACAATTAAGTTAAATGTTGTTCCTAATACGATTGTTGGACTCGGAACAACAGCAGCTTTATCTATTAAGTTTAGTGAAACTGGCAAAAAATTGATTATTAATTCTATTGGTATTAATTCTTCTCAGATTAATACTGTTAATAATACAATAACTATTTCCGATCACGGTTATAAAACTGGTGATAAACTATTTTATGAAAGTGCAGAGGTTGCAACAGGTTTAACAACAGGATCATACTATGTCATTAAAACAGGCACAAATACATTTAAATTAGCAGATACTTTATATGAAACTAAACCAGGATTTGAAAATCCTGTAAACATCGTTGGAACTGGTGCATCAATTCATAACTTTGGATTGGTTAATCCACAAATTAATGTTGTTAAAAATTCAACTTTAAAATTTAATATTTCAGATTCTTCTTTGAGAGGATATAATTTCAAAATTTATTCTGATAAGAACTTTAAGAGTGAATTTATATCTTCCGTTGACAATAACGATTTTAATGTTGCTGGAGTTGGAACTATTGGATTTGGAACAGCATCATTATCGATCAAATACACACAAAATGTACCATCAAAATTATTTTATGCATTAGAAAAGTCAGGATATATTAGCACTGCTGATAATTACTTTGATAATCATTCTGAAATTAATTATATTAACAGCGAATATAATGGAACTTATAGTGTTTTTGGAATATCGACTAGTAGCTTTAAAATTTCTCCAACAAAAGTTCCAACAATATTAAAATATGCAAAAGATCAAGTTGAAAAAATAGAATATGCTACTAGATCATCAACTGCTATTAATGGATCAATTGGTAAAGTTAAAATTATTTCAGAAGGTTTTGGATTTAAAAAGATTCCAAAATTTGTTGACGTGACTAGTACTGATGGTACAGATGCAAACTTGGTAGCAATATCAACAAATATTGGAAAAATTAAGGAAGTTAGATTTAAAACAATTGGATACGAATATCCATCAGATAAAACATTAAATCCACAAGCTTTTATTTCGCCAATTGTAAATCTTGATAACTCAGATACTATTGGTGAAATAGAAATTGTTTCTGGTGGAACTAGATATTTAAATGCACCAGATTTATTACTTTTTAATGAAACTACCAAAACTGTTGTTGATAGTTCTTCTCTGGTTGCAGTTACTCCAAGTGGATCAATTGCAGAAGTAAACCAAATAGCACCAATATATGGTTTAAAAACTGATCCACATAAAATAATTGCAATTAATAATTCAAATGGTGTTGGCATAAGCTCAATAATTACAGACAATTCTGGAATTGCTACTTGCACTATATCAACACCAATATTAGGATTCTCCTCACCATTATTTAAGACTGGTGATGAAATTTTTATAGAGGGTATTGAGTTAATTGATAACTCTACTGGAACTGGATATAACTCTGAAAATTATGATTATAGATTTTTTAAAGTAGATTCTTATGTAAATGCAAATCCAGCATCAATTACTTTCTCTGTTGTTGATGAATTTGGTGTTGGACTATCCACAAATCCAGGAATAGCTAAAACTTTCCAATCTGGATATGCTACTATTATAAACAAAATACATTATCCAGTTATTAATGTAATCAAGAAAAGAGCTAGATTTTTATTAAATGAAAAACTTTTTGTCGATACTGGATCTGGATTTTTTGAAGAAGATCTTTATGTAAAAGTAATAAGAGATGAGTTTATTAAAGTATCCGGAAGATATAATTTACGACCTGGATATAAAATCAAAGGCAAGTCTAGTGGAGTACTAGCAGATGTAACATCAATAACTACCAATAAATCTAGATTTAAAATTGGATATTCCACAAGACAAAATATTGGATGGTCCGATGATATTGGTAAAATTAGTGAAGATTATCAGGTAACGCCAGATAATGATTACTATCAGAATTTATCATATACCATTAAGAGTCCAATAACTTGGAATGAATTTTCTGCACCTGTTAATAGTATTGTCCATCCAGCTGGACTTAAAAATTTTGCAGATGTTGGAATATTATCTTCAACAGGACCAATAGGATTTGCAGGAACAACTACTAGTTTAGTAGTTCTTGACATTGTTGGCGAAAAAAGAGTTGATATCATTAATAATTTTGACAACGTTGTTGATTATGATACCAGAACTAACCCTGATAGATCAAAATATTTAAAAATACAAAATAGAAAATTAACAGATTACACTGAATGTAGAACTAATAGAGTAATTATTCATGATGATATTAGCAATAGATTTTCAAGTAGAGGATTTGAAGATCCTTTTGTAGAAATTGAAGAGATTGATATTGCAGATACTCACGTTAGATATGTTATTCAGGTTGTAGATCCTGATACTTTTGAAACACAAATATCAGAATTAGTTTTACAAACAACAACCTTAGATTCTATACTATTTGAGAAATACACTGAATATACCAAAGAACTTCTTGGATATTTTAGTGCTAATGTAGATAGTAGTGGTAGAAAAACTTTAATATTTACTCCAACTAATAGATTTACTAGGGATCATGATATCAAGGTATTAAAGAAGACTTTTGGATTTGAATCAACCGGAATTGGAACTCAAAATTTTGGATCTATTAATTTAATAGGAAGTAGTGTTATTGGAATTTCTAGTGTTGGGACAGCAAATAATGTAAGAACTATTGCACAATTTAGCAATACTAATTTTAATGGGTTATTTGCGAACATTGAAGTTATTAATACTCTTACAAGAGAAGTGAATTATATTGATGCCGCGTTGGATTTTGATGGATCAAACACATATATTAGTGAATATTATTTTGATACCACACTTCAAGGATATAGTGCATCATCTATTGGAATAGTAACGGCAACATATGATTCTGTATCTGGAATAGTTTCTTTTAGAGTGAGAAATGATGAAGATTACACTATTGATGTTAGAGCAAATATTATTGGATTTGCTAATACAAGTTCAGGAATTGGTACATATAGATTTTTAGTTCCTGGACAACCATCTGGTGCAGAAAGAAGTGCCAGACTAGAATCTACTATCGGAGTTGGAACAAATTCTATTAGAGTTGGAACTTTTGAATCTGATTTAATCTCTTCATCTACATCAATTATAAGAGTCTCTTGTGGAAGTAGCTCAGCAATACATCAGGTTTCTATTGTAAAGGGATCTGAAGATATTATTGTTATGCCAGGACCATTTGCTGCAACAAATAATGTAACAGGACTTGGAACTTTTGGTGCCACAACTAATGGAAGTAAATTCTATCTTAATTTCTATCCAGATATTTCAAATAATAATACATCAATTCAAGGATTTAATGAAGTATTTTACACTTATAGTGATTTTGAAAATGTTCCTAGAGCTTTGAATTATGGAAATAGTACTCAAACAGTTTTCCTTTCAGCATATGATGGTATAAATGGAACACGTGCAAATAAAGTTAATTTTAATTTAACACATCTTGGCAGACCCATTTATAAAAAAGTTTTCAATCCTTCTGATTCTACTAATGTTGATTTTGCAACTGGCATATTCACCATTATAGATCACATGTTTAACACTGGTGAAGAATTGACTTATGCGCCAAAATCATCATTTATCGGTGTTGGTCAAAGTGCTATGGGTATTGGATCAACTGCAAATTACTTAGGAATTGTTACTAACAGACTTCCAGAAAAAGTATATCCAATTGCTTTAACACCAGATACTTTTAAATTAGCATCTCAGAGATCTTATGCAAGTTTAGGAATTGGAATTACTTTTACTGATGCTGGACTTGGAAATGCTCATGAATTTGAAATGACAAAGAAACTTACAAAGAGTGTGGTTTCTTTAGATGGAATTGTGCAGCAACCAATTACATTTACACCAGTATCACACAAACTTCAATATAATAGTGGATCAATTTCTGTTGGTATTGCGACTTTCAATCTTAGTGGAATATCATCAATTCAACCAAGAGATTTGATAAAAATTGATAATGAATATATGAAAGTAATTGAAGTTGGATTCAGTACTAATGTTGGTGGTGCTCTTCTTGGACCAATTAATGGAATTATCCAATCTGGAGCAGCAGCAACTATACCAACAATATCAGTTGTACGAGCATCAGTTGGTAGTACATCAACAATTCATAGTGATGGTGCCAATGTTCAGGTTTATAGAGGATCATTCAATATCGTTGGATCTGAAATTTGGTTTGTTGATCCACCAAAAGGAAATACTAGATCAAGAAGAGATGAAAGTAATTTACCTTATGTAAGAGCTCAGTATGCTGGTAGAACTTTCCTAAGATCCAACTACGATACAAATATATTATTTGACGATATTTCTGATCAGTTTACTGGTATAGGTAAAACTTACACAATGACTGTTGAAGGTATCAATACAACCGGTGTTACTATTGGCAATGGTATATTGTTTATTAACGGAGTTTTCCAGACACCAACAACCATTAACAATTCTGGAAATAATTATGAATTTGAAAATGATAATGTTGCTGGAATTTCTAGTGTTGTATTTACTGGTATTACATCAACAGATGGAACTTACATTAAATCGGATTTTGATATAAATCAAAATCAATTACCAAGAGGTGGGTTAATTGTATCACTTGGATCAACACCTGGTCTTGGATATGCACCACTTTTGGGTGCAAAAGTTAGAGCAAATCTTAATGGATCTGGATCTATTGTAAGTATTACTGGAATTTCTCATACAGGTCCTGGACAATCAATTAGTACAGCATCTTACAATAATCAAACTGGTATTGTTGAAATTACCACATCTACTGATCATAATTTTGTTGGTGGAGATAGAATTAAATTGGTTGGATTAGGATTTACTTGTCCATCTGGTGCAGGAATAGTTTCTTATTTCCCATCAACTGGGTTGAATTATTCTTATGATATTACAGGAATTGTATCGGCAAGAACTTTCTCAGCAAATGTTGGTACTAGCACTTTACCACATTCCTATATTGGATTTGGAACAGTATTTCCTTGGTATGATTTAACTGAAGGTTCTGGATATAGAGATCCAGTTTCTATTGGTGTGACAGATCCAAATCATACGGGTACAGAAGCAAGTATTACTGCTGTTGTTGGTGCAGGTGGAACCCTAGGATTTACAATTATTAATGGAGGATCTGGATATGTTGAACCATACATCAGAATACCCGAACCAATTTATGAAAATCTTAAAGTAATTGGTGTTTCAAGAGCTGGAATAGGTTCAACTACAGCAACAGGATCCAATCTTCTCTTAAATGTGAACATTGGTCCATCACCTTCAACTGTTGGTATTGGATCAACATTGTTCTTGGTAGATTCTTTCCAAATAGCAAGATCTGGTTATGCTTTCCAAGTTGGAGATGTTTTTAAACCAGTTGGTCTTGTAACTGCAAAAGGTCTTTCTGAACCAATTTCAGAATTTAAGTTGGAAGTTGTGGAGACATTCCAAGACTACTTCTCATCTTGGTCATTTGGTGAAATGAATTATATTGATAGCACAGCATCATTACAAAATGGAAATAGAACTAGATTCCCACTTATTTACAATGGACAATTACTTAGTTTTGAGATAGATCAAAATAATCCACTTTCCAGCTCTATCAATTTAGATGCAGTCTTATTAATTTTTGTCAACGGTGTAATACAACAACCAGGATATGCATATAGATTCTTAGGAGGAACTTCTTTTGAATTTACAGAACCACCAAAATCATCAGACAAAGTTGATATTTTCTTCTATCTCGGTCAAAATGGAATTGATATAACAATTATTGATATCAATGAAACTATTAAAATTGGAGATGATGTATTTGTGCAGAAACATCCATTCTACCCAGATATTCCCATCCAAGATAGAGATAGAACAATTTTGGATATTATTGGATCGGACACAGTTGAAACTGATAATTATGTTGGATTTGGTGTCAATGAAAATAATTATAGGCCAATAGAGTGGATAAAGCAAAAACGCGATAAGTATATCAAAGGAGATATTGTTTATAAATCAAGAGACTCTATTGAACCATTCATATATCCAACTGCAAAGATTATCGGGGATATTAACAGTTCAAATTCAAGTATATTTGTCGATAATGCATTATTCTTCAATTTTGAAGAAAATAATTATGGAATAACTATAAATTCTGTTGATGGATTAATTGTTCAAGGTTCGGATCCTGTGTCTGCCGCATTTACTGCGTCAGTTTCGGTTGCAGGAACTATTTCCAATATTACAATTACCAATCCTGGATTTGGATATTCATCTTCTTCAATTCCAGTTAAAATTTCAGCTCCACCAACCATTGGTATAGGTATTGGAACAACAGCAACAGCATTGGCAACTATATCTGGCGGTAGTGTGACATCCGTTACAATTACCAATCCTGGATTAGGATATACAATTCAACCACAAGTAATATCTGAGATTCCTAGCGCAACAACTGAACTTATCACTACCATAGAAAATTTCCAAGGATTTTCGGGAATTATTACTGGAATTAGCACTACAACTGGAACTGGTGGACATCCATTGGCATTGAAAATTAATTTCCGTGCCAATGCATCGGATGCGAATGACTTACAACCAGGATATCCTCTACTTGTTTATAATACAACAATTGGAACTGGTGTTACTTCTGTAAATAGTGGAAATTCTTCAGTTGTCGGAATAGGCACTAATTTCTTAGACAATGTTTACATTGTAAATTCTAAGACAAATACTGGACCAAATGCTGAAATAATTTGTAATGTTCATACTAATAGTGCTATTTTGGGAATTTCAACAACCGGATCTTTAACAATGCCATTAGGAAATATTTCCTGGGGCAGATTATATAATTTTGGATCAAGAAGAAATCCAATTTCTATTGGAGTTACTGGTCTGATTGTTGATTCGGGACTATCATCCTTCCCAACAATCCAAAGAAGAACATTTGGATTGAGAAATAGTGGTGGAATTAGAAAATTTTCTAATCTCCCATAATGGGATATAAATACATAAAAAAGTTTAAAGATGTCAGCAATTGTTACTGATCAATTCAGAATTTTGAATGCTAGTAATTTTGTGGATTCTGTTGAGTCTTCAGATAATTCATACTACATCACTGTCGGTTTACCAAATCCATCTATCGTTGGATTTGGTAGGTCTACGGCATGGAACACAAATACTCCTGCACCGATTGACAATCTTGCATACACTCACCATTATGGTGACACCATTTTATATGGTAAAAAAATAACTTCGGCAAATATTAGAAGAATTATTAGAAGGATTGATTGGATTGCAGGAAGTAGATATGAAATGTATAGAGATGATTATAGTATTGTGACACCAAGTCCAATAACTAATTCTTCTAGATTATATGATGCAAATTATTATGTAATGAACTCAGAGTATAGAGTTTACATATGCATTGAAAATGGTTCTAATGGGACTAATCTGCGAGGAAATGTCTCTCAGGATGAACCAACTTTTACAGATTTAGAACCATCAAGAGCTGGAACTAGTGGTGATGGATATATTTGGAAGTATCTTTTTACTATTTCACCAAGTGATATTATAAAATTTGATTCTACAGAATATATAACTGTTCCGAATGATTGGATGACTTCTACGAATTCGCAAATACAGGCGGTTAGAGAATCTGGTGATTCACTTTTAAATAATAATCAAATCAAGACAGTTTATATTGACAAATCTGGGTCAAATTATTCAAATGGTTTAGGTCAAGAAGTTCAAATAATTGGAGATGGTAGTGGTGCTAGAGTGCGAATTGATGTTGAAAATGGTAGTATAACAGACACGGTAGTAACTTCTGGTGGAAAAGAATATAGCTATGCATTGGTTGATTTAGGTTCTATAAACATTAATGCGACTGGAAGTAATGCTAAGTTGGTTCCAATTATTCCTCCTTCAAGAGGGCATGGTTATGATGTTTACAATGAGTTAGGGACTGATAGAGTTCTAGTTTATGCTAGATTTGATGATTCAACGAAAGATTTTCCAGTTGACACCAGTTTTGCACAGGTTGCAATTGTAAAAAATCCAACTTCAATTGGATCTACTCAAATATACACAGATAATACTTTTACTGGTTTATATTCTTTAAAATTCTCATTGATATCTGGAACTCCAACTGTTGGCGAAAGAATAGAGCAAGTAGTTACTGGGGGAAGAGCATTTGGTTATGTTGCTTCATGGGATACTGAGACAAAAATTTTAAAATATTTTAGAGATAGATCACTATATTTTAATCAAACAACTTTTGATCAACAAGATTATGTTGGTATTTCTACAAATGGAAGACCTTTATCCTTCGAATCATCCGCCAATCAAGTTATTGGCAAATCTTCTGGATTTACTGCCTCAATTGATACTGGTTTTTCTGGAATTTCGACTAATCCAACCGGATCGAAATTAATTAACTTAGGTGTTAATTTCACATCAGGTATGGCAAGTCCTGAAATAAATAAAGGATCTGGGGATATACTTTATATTGATAATCGCCCTTCTATCACTAGAAGTTTACGCCAAAAAGAAGACATCAAAATAGTACTGGAATTTTAAACAATGCCACAAAAGACTAACCTAAACGTAAATCCTTATTATGATGATTTCAATAAGGATGACAATTATTATAGAGTTCTGTTCAAACCTGGTAGACCAGTTCAGGCGAGAGAATTAACAGGTCTTCAATCGATCCTGCAAAATCAGATAGAATCATTCGGAAGTCATATCTTCAAAGAAGGTTCTATGGTGATTCCTGGCGGAGTTACCTGTGATAATGCATTTACAACAATTAAAGTAAATCCAGATCATTTAGGTATTGATGTTACTGTTTATTTGGAGTCATTAACAAACTATAATAATGGAAGAGGAACTAAGGTAAGGGGATTATCTTCTGGCGTTGTTGGTACGTTAAAGGGATATCTGCTACCACCAGAAGAAGGTGTAGAAGAGATCACAATTTTTGTAAAATACAATGATGGTGGAACTGACGGAGAAACTGTTGAGTTTTCTGATGGGGAAGTTTTAATATTAGAAGAAAATATTACATACGGAAATACGACTTTAAATAGTGGCGATAGTGTAATTACACTAGTTTCAACTGATGCAACTAACACTGGATATGCTGTTGGAGTATCAAGGGGAGTTTACTTCATTAGAGGAGTTTTTGTTGACGTTCCAAATACTCAAATTGTTTTAGATCCATATAGTAACGAACCATCATATCGTGTAGGATTTGATATTCTTGAAGAAATTGTTACTTCGGATGATGATCCAGATCTAAATGACAATGCCAGAGGTTTTACAAACTTTGCAGCTCCTGGTGCAGATAGATTGAAAATCAGCGTCAAATTATCCAAAAAGCAATTGTTGGATTATGATGATACTAATTTTGTAGAATTGGTAAAAGTTGATCAAGGAAAAATTAAAAAATTACAGAATAAGTCGGAATATAGTGTAATCAAAGAATATTTTGCAAAAAGAACCTTTGAAGAGTCTGGAAATTATGCAATAAACCCATTTACATTATCTGTTGCAAATTCTTTAAATGATGAAATTGGAAATGGTGGATTATTTGTAGAAGGTCAAAGAACAGAGCAGGGAAATATTCCAAATGATGATTTAATGTGCGTTAAGGTTTCTTCTGGAACTGCATACGTTAAAGGATTTGATATTGATCTTGTAGGAACAACAGTTGTTGATGTAGAAAAACCAAGATCCGTTAAAAGAGTTGATGGAGCTCTTATTCCCTTTGCAATGGGAAGTTTGTTAAAAGTAAATAATGTTTGTGGTGTTCCATATATTAACATAGGAGCATCGGTTAGTGGGTCACAGACAACCCAAGCAAACATTATAGAACTTTATAATAGGAGAAGAGATAGTAGCGGCCCTGGTCCAGGAACAGCAGGCGGAGGGGGATTAAAAATTGGTGAGGCACGTGTATATTGGTATGGAGTTGCAGACGCTCCTTACAGTGCTGATAGTACGGAATGGGATTTATATCTTTTTGATGTTCAAACATATACTACCCTCTATCTTGGAAGATCGTATACTACAACAGAAGTTCCTTTAACATCTTTTGTTAGAGGACTTTCTAGTGGAGCAACTGGTTACCTTTCAGCAAAACCAAATGGATCTGCATTTAGTTTATCACAAACTTCCGGAACATTTTTAGTCGGTGAACAAGTTATAATTAATGAGAATCCGGAATTTAAAGTTGGTATTACTGCAATAAATTCATATACTATTGAAGATATTAAATCAGTATACCAAGACTCAACTGCTTTAAATTCTGCATTACAAACCGATTTCTTTGCAGACACAGTTCTTTACGAAAGAACTCCCCCAAACTTTTCTATTACCGACAAATTAAATATTAATAGTGGTACTGGAAAAGTTCCTGGAAGATTTTTCTCAGGAACAACTGGCATTAAAACAGAAGCTATTATTAAATATCAAACTGGAGGACAAACAGATCCAAACTTTAATAGAATTACTTCAATAGCATCTAATGGAACTTCTATCAGCCTTGCTGCTGTCGGAGTTGCTATTACGTCCGTATGTAGAGCTAGTCAAGATGATGTAGATTCTGTATTCTCTTTAATGGAACCAAAAGTTACTAATTTGGTTTCATCAGGTCTTTATACAAATCTTCCAAAAATTAATGTAGCATCTGTTGATTTATCAACATCTGATCTCACTATTACTAAACAAATCACCGGTAAGTCCACAAATAGTTCTGGTGAATTAACATTAACAGTTTCTGATGCATTAGATGTTAGTGCAGGAATTACTAGTGTATTTTTTGAATCTTTTGATGCAGAAAGATATTCAGTTCATTATGCCGATGGAACAACCGATCAATTGACTGCCAGTAAGTTTACTCGCAGTGTAGATGGATCATCTATTACATTCACCAAACTTCAGACATCAAAATCAAATGTAACTGTTATCGTTACACTGCAAAAAAGACAAGTTTCAAATAAATCAAAAGATTTCATAAGAAGTAGTCAAGTATCTATTACTAGAACTAGTGGAATTTCAACACAAACTGGAACAACCTCAAGTGGATTATCAACTAGTAAATATTATGGCATAAGAGTTGAAGATAATGAAATATGCTTAAATGTACCAGATGTTGTAAATGTTAGGGCAGTTTATGAGTCAACAGATTCTTCTGCTCCAACTTTAGACAAATTAGAGTTTGCAACTGGATTAGCATTAGATAATAACTCTATTGTTGGTGAAAAAATTGTAGGTGAAACTAGTAGAGCAGTTGGTCAGGTAGTTAATAAGACTGCAACAACCATAGAATTTGTTTATCTAAATCAAAATAATTTCCAGGTTGGTGAAGTAGTCAGATTTAAAGAATCTTCTATAACTGCAACTATTCAAATTTCAACGAAGGGTAATTATATTAATAGAACTTCAAATTATGTCTTAGATAAAGGGCATAATGAACAATACTGTGATTATTCTAGGATAAGAAGAAGATCGGGTAGTGCAATACCTTCTCGCCAATTATTAGTTGTTTACGATTACTATAAAATTTCCGCTGGAAATAGTGGGGATATATTCACAGTAAATTCATATACTGAAGACAGGTATGCTAGTGATATTCCATTACTTACTAATGGAACACGTGCTTCTGATATTATTGATTTTAGACCAAGAGTTTCTGCATTTGATCCATCTACTGCAACTTCATCTCCATTTGCATTTAGTTCTAGATCATATGAAAGTACCTACAGATATGTAATATCTCCGGACGAAACATCATTTATTGGGTATAGTTACTATTTGCCAAGAGTTGATCTTATAACAGTTAATCGTTTTGGTGAGATTGAGATTGTTAAAGGAGAATCTAGCGATACTCCACGTTCTCCAATTTTAGCAGATGATGCTATGGAATTGGCACAAATTAGATATCCTTCATACTTGTTCAATCCTCAAAAAGATCCACAAATTCTATTGAGAGACAATAGAAGATTTACGATGAGAGATATTGCTAAATTGGAAGAGAGGATTGAAAATCTAGAAGAAGTTACTAGTTTGAGTATGCTTGAATTAAAAGCACAGACATTAGAAGTAACAGATGCTAATGGACTCAATAGATTTAAATCTGGATTTATTGTTAGCAGCTTTAAAGATAAGTCTCTTGCAGATTCAAAATATAGCACTATTGATATTAGTGCTTCTGAGGCAACTGCAATTTCTCCCGTTGATTTTTGGTCACTATCAGCAGAACTGGCATTAGATCCAGGAATTGATAAGGTAAAGGCAGATCTTACACAAAACCTCAAGTTATTAGATCCAAATATTCAAAAAACTGGCGATCTCCTAACATTAAAGTATGAAGAAGTTGATTGGATTGAGCAACCACACGCAACTAATGTCGAAAACGTTAATCCATTTAATGTTATTGTTTTTGTGGGTGGAGTTGTTCTTGATCCAGCATCTGATAATTGGGTTAGAACAATTTATATTGATGACCAAAGAACAGAATCAACAGGTGCAGAATGGTCCCAAGAAGCTCAAACAAACGTAAATGTTGATGTTAAAAACGAACAAGGAAGAAAAGGAAGAATTTTAACAACTACTACTACAACTACCACTACTCAGTACACACCAAAATTAAATGGTCCAGCAAGAGAATTTAATTATGTAGAAGACGTAAAAATCAGCGGTAATATTGATCCATTTATGCGTTCTAGGAACGTATACTTTGCAGCAAATGGTCTTAGACCATTTACAAAACATTATCATTACTTAGATAGTCAACAAGTTGATATTATTCCAAAACTCTGCGAAATTGAAATGCAATCTGGAACGTTCCAGGTATATGAAAATGCTCGCATATACTTTGGAGGAAAACAAATTGGATATATTAGAGTACAAAAACCAAAACATAAATTTGGTGATACAAGTAGACCAGATATTGGAGCTGGACTAGGTTCACCATCTGTTCTTGTTGAAGAATATAGTGTTGATCCATATGATAGAGCAAGATCAGCACCAGGAGATGCTTATTCACCAACTTCTAAACTAATTAATTTTGGTGTAAGAGTATTAGCAACTGAACCAGAAAAATATTATGGATATGTAACCGCAGGAGCAACAATTGTTGGAGAAACAAGTGGAGCAACTGCAAGAATTACAAAAGCAGATTTGATTTCAGATAACTGGGGAGATATTATTGCAAACTTCTTCTTCAGAGATCCAAATTCTAATCCACCACCAGCAGTAAAAGTTACCAGTGGAACAAAGACTATAAAAATTACTGCAGTTCCTCCCGGTGTCACACCATTACCAGGATCTACTGTTTTTGCTAGTGAGGCTATTGGAACTTACAGTGGATCTGGAACTATCTTAACACAAGAAACTACAAGAGTTTCCGTAAGAAATCCACCCAAACCAGCAGCTTTACCAACAGATGTTAAAGTAGAAGTAAAAGCTCCTCATAGAGATCCATTAGCACAATCATTTACTGTTGATGGTAAGGGTGCATTCTTGACATCATTTGATCTTTATTTTGCAACTAAGGATCCTTCGGCAAAGATTTATATTGAACTTAGAACGGTAGAATTGGGAACACCAACTTCTATATTGGTTCAAGATTATGCACAAGTTGCATTAAATCCAGATCAGATAAATGTTTCCGAGTCCGCATTTGGCGTTAAGAGTATGGCAGGATTTGATGATGCTGCTAGTGGATTTACACCTGGTCAATTTGGATATGAAAATGATTATCCTTACGCGAAGTCATTAGGATTCTCTGATTCCGACATTAGATATTTCTTAGAAAATGTTTATACTGGAATTATTGGTCCTAAAATGCAAGATGTATTGAAAGATCAAAACTGGGGAAGATATGAAAAACCAACTATACCAGAACCAGTACCAACAAGAGTTCGTTTCCCATCTCCGGTTTACCTAGAATCTGGAAAAGAATATGCAATAGTAATTCTTTCTCCGGCATCAGATGGATATGAAATGTGGACTGCCACTATGGGTCAGAAAACAGTTAAAACTAAAAATCTTCCTGATGTTCAAAATGTAGTGGTGACAAAACAATACATTGGAGGATCTTTATTTAAATCTCAAAATGGAACTATTTGGACAGCAAGTCAATATCAAGATTTGACATTTAAACTTTATAAGGCAAAATTTGTACCATCCGGAACTTTAACATTCTATAATACTGATATTAATGCATTAGGAACAAATGTTTCCACACTTGTAAATAATCCAATTGAGGGTCTTCCTAGAAAATTAAAACTTCCTATTAGTGGTACTTTAAATGCTGCCGTTGTTCCTGGAACAAAAATTGGTCAGGGTTCAAGTCCAAGTATAACTGGAATTGTCGAAAATCTTGGTGGACCACTTTCATCGGTCAATGTTTTAACCGCAGGTTCTGGATATTCGGCATCGACTAATAGTGTTCCTCTTTATTCCATTACAGGTAAGGGTAGTGGTGCAATAGCAAATGTCACTGTTAGTTCTGGTAAAGTAACTGGACTGACTTTAACTTCAAATGGAAATGGATATGTAACTGGAGATATTCTGGGAATTACTACAAGCACTATTGGTAGTGGAAAAGGAGCTCAGGTTTCTGTTGTTAGTCGTGGCGCTGCGGATACGCTATACTTAACTGGCGTTCAAGGTGAGAATTTTACAAATACATCTTCCATTGTCTACTATACAAATCCACTAGTTGAATCGTCTAGAAGCAGTAGTGGAGCAACTGTAAATGGTACTTCATCTCTAATTGATGATAAATTCTCTGGGAATGTTTTTGGAATTAAGCAATATAATCATGCACATCATGGTGGTAATAATGTAGTTGAAGTTAAGAATGTTTTACCAGATAGAGAAAAAATTAGTTTAACAGCAGATTTTGGATTAAATGATGCGGTTGTTTCAGTTGCAAATACAACAGTATTTGGAAGATTTGAAGGAATAACCACGAGTCGTGGTTATGCTTTAATAGAAAATGAGATTATATCTTACAGTGGAATAACTCAAACTTCTGGTAATGCCGGAACACTTACTATTGAGGCACGTGCATTAAATGGTACTGTTAAAACAACACATTCTACCACAGAGTTCATACAACCATATGAAGTAAATGGTGTTTCATTGATGAGAATCAATAAAGTTCATGATATCCCTGCAACATATTATAACACCGAAAATTCTAATTTGGATAATTTCTTCTTAGAATTTGACAGATTAACTCCAACAAATAGAAGCAGTGGCGATTCAATGATTAATTTTGACTCGCAAAAGGGATTTGGTGGTGATTCTGTTGGTGTTTCACAAAATCATCAATTCAGTTCAATTGAACCATTATTTAATATAATTACTCCTGGTAAGGGAACTGCCGTGTCTTCACAGATAAGAACAATTTCCGGAACTAGTGCAGGCGGATCTGAGGTATCATTCTTAGATCTTGGATATGAACCAATTCAATTAAACACAGTTACACATTTCCCAACACCAAGACTGGTCGCTTCTAAAATAAATGAAACTACTAGACTGACAACACTCCCATCAAATAAATCTCTAACATTAAGAGTTGATTTTACAACAGAAGATGAAAATCTATCTCCAGTAATGGATTTACAAAATTCAACCTTTATTCTTGGTAGAAATAAATCCAATAATCCAATTTCGGATTATGTTTTAGATTCTAGATCAAATGGACTTGATGGAGATCCACATGGATCAGTATTCGTAACACAAATTGTTTCTCTGGAACAACCAGCAACTAGTTTAAGACTTCTTGTTGCTGCAAATAGACAACCAGAAGCAGATTTTAGAGTATTCTATAGATTGTTCAAAGCTGATTCAAGTGACATTCCACAAACATATACACCATTCCCTGGTTATGATAACCTATCTGACACTGATGGTGATGGTTTTGGTGATTTAGTTTTAGATGCATCCGCAAATACTGGAAGAGCTGATGCATTTGTAAATCCAGATGGACCAGAATCATTCTCTGAATATCAATTTACTGCGAATAATCTTGACCAGTTTAACGGATTTTCAATTAAAATTGTAATGTCTTCAACTAATGAATCGACACCAGTAAAACTTAAAGACTTTAGATGTATTGCATTGGCGTAATATGGAAGATTCAAACTTAATACCTGTCGAAGGTCATAATAATCTTTTCAGAGATCGAAACACTGGCGCAATTCTTAATAAGGATAAGTCAGCATACTTAAACTATATAAGGTTGAAGGAGATCAAAGAAAAAGAAAAAAATGAAATAGACGAAATTAAGAAAGACATTGATGAGATTAAATCTTTATTGAAGGAGATTATTAATGGATCCAGATAAGATTAACTTAGAAAATCTAAGTAAAAGTTTTGAATATTATAAGGCAGCGTCGGAAATTGACTCTATCGATTGTACTGATACTCTGAGAAATATTGCAAAATCTTATATAAAACTATACTTTAAGCAACAAGAGGTTATTTCTTCATTTGCGTCTTCTATTGAACCTTTTGGATTTGATGAAGTATAAATATATTTTAGATCCTGAACTGTTTATAAATGGCAGAAATTAAGGTCAGAGTAGGACAACAACCTGCAGTAAAAGTTATATCTTCACTCGCCGGTGCTCAAGGTCTTTCTTTGTCTGAACTTAGTGACGTTAATGCTACGAATTTACTTGATGGTATGGTTCTTGTTTATAATGGTGCCACTAGAAAATGGGACGCTACATTAACCCTTACACCAGGGGCAACACAGAATTTAGACATCAACGGGGGAAATTTCTAAATGGCAAGTATTATCAGGATCAAAAGATCCTCGGGTACTAACAAACCTTCTAGTCTAAATTGGGGTGAATTAGCATACGTAACAGGTATTGGAAGTTACGGCGGACTTAATCAATATAAAGATAGAGTTTATGTTGGTGATGATGGAAATAATGTAAATCCAGTAGGTGGATATTATTATACCTCCATGATGGAGCACCAACCAGGCAATATTGCCGGTGTTTCAAATACAAGAAATAGTGATGGTGGTATAGTCGCTGTTCTTGACAGCAATAGAAAAGTAGATCAGTGGAACGTAGATAACTTACGTCTTGATGGTAATACTATTTTATCAACTAATACTGATGGTGATATTGTTTTAGATCCAAATGGAACAGGTGAAGTTAATATTGTTGATGATAATTATCTAAGTTTTGGTAATGATAAAGATGTAAAACTTCGCTATGATGAAGCAACTGATAATAGATTTGAAATTGAAGGCGCCGATTGGGCATTTGCTGATGGAGTAGCAATTAATATTGGTGATGTAACCGAATCCACCAATAAGGACAACGGTGCTCTTGTAGTTGAGGGTGGTGTTGGAATTGAAAAAAATCTTAATGTTGGTGGATCAATAACCATTAATGGAACATCAATATTTGACTCCGTTAAAATTGAAAATAATGTAATATCAACATTACCTGGTAGTGGCGATACCCTATACATTGATCCATATCCTGATGGGTTAAGTGGTGATGGAACAGTTGTTATTAAAGGTAATCTTCACGTTGATGGAACAACTACTTCTGTAAATTCAACTGTTTTATCAATTAATGACCCAATAATTGTTATTGGTGACGTAACTAGCACTAGAACTGTTATGTCGCCAGTGGCATCTGGCGTTTCGACAATTACCATTGATTCCGTAGTTGGTATCAATACCGGAGATATTATTCAGGGTAGTGCCTCATTACCCAATAGTGGTATAACAACTATTACAGCATATAATAGTACCACAAAAATCATTACGATTCAAGGAACTACAACTGCTGGAATTACTACAACTACACAATTAACAATTACACACGCATTTGATACTAATACTGATCGTGGTGTTGCTTTTGATTATAATACAGGTGTAGGCACAGCAAACAATAAGACTGGATTTTTTGGTTATATTGATGGTACAAATGTTGGTAGTGCTGCAACAGCAAGATCATGGACTTACATTCCAGACGCTACAATTACATCTCCTGGAAATGTAACTGGAACAAGAGGATATCTTGATGTTAAGGGTATTTACTACCAAACTGGTGATTTTAATACTCACGGTGTTGTATATTTTGATTCTGATGGACTACAAACTTCGACAAATAATCCAGCATCACCAGTAATTACATCTAAGCAGGTATTAACTGCTATCACAAAAATTACATTATCATTACCATCTTCAATCTCAGTAACTGTTGGGGATATCATTAAACAAGATACTAGTAGTGCCTATGGTATCGTTGAAACTGGTGGAACACTATCTTCTATTAGTCTCATAGGTGTTGAAGGTACATTTACAAATACTGATAATATTCGGAAGGAAGGAAATAATGGATCGATCCAAAATCTTTCCATAGTACCCTCAACAGTTTCAACCATATATACTAATAAGCCACACTGGACATCAACTCTTGACGGGGGAACTTTTTGATTTATGACAAGAGATAGTGAAGTTGATATTAATGTTTTAGTGCGTTTATATAATCAAAAATTAGCAGCACTAACAAATCAAAATATATTGCTAGAAGCAAAGTTGCAAACATTATCAGATGATTTTGCCCAAGAAAAAAATGAACTTTTAGCAGCAAATCTTGAACTTCAAAATAAATATGATGAACTGAAAAAGTCCAAAAAATCTGAAGCGTAAGGAAAATGGCAAAACCAGCAAGTAGGCAAGAACTGATTGATTACTGTCTAAGGCGTCTAGGAGCGCCTGTGCTGGAAATTAACGTTGACGATGACCAAATAGACGATTTAGTTGACGATGCCCTTCAATACTTCAATGAGCGCCACTTTGATGGTGTTGAGAGAATGTATTTGAAGTATCAAATAACTCAGGCAGATATTGATAGAGGATCTGCAAAAGGAAAAAATGCTGTTGGAATTGTTACCACAACTGGAACATCCAATGTAACTGGATATGGTTCAACAACATTTAATTTCTATGAGACATCAAACTATATCCAAGTCCCAGATTCAATTATAGGTGTTGAAAAAATATTTAAGTTTGATACTAGTTCCATTTCAGGTGGAATGTTTAGTATCAAATATCAACTATTTTTGAATGATTTATATTATTTTAACTCGGTGGAACTTTTGCAATATGCTATGGTAAAGAGTTATCTTGAAGATATTGATTTTCTATTAACTACTGATAAGCAGGTTAGATTTAATAAGAGGCAGAACAGATTATATCTTGATATTGATTGGGGAGCCCAATCAGCTGGAAATTTTATGGTTTTGGATTGTTATAGAATTCTAGATCCAAATACTTTCACAAATGTCTATAATGACAGTTTTTTAAAGAGATATCTTACTGCATTAATTAAGAGACAATGGGGTCAAAATCTAATTAAGTTTAGAGGAGTTAAACTACCTGGTGGAATTGAATTTAATGGTAGGGAAATTTATGAAGATGCGGAAAGAGAATTGGATGAGATAAGTAAGAGAATGTCAATGGATTACGAACTTCCACCATACGACTTTATTGGATAATGGCACTTAATCCATTTTTCTTACAAGGAACGTCATCCGAACAAAGACTAGTTCAGGATTTAATAAACGAACATCTTAGGATGTATGGTGTTGAAGTCGTTTATATACCAAGAAAGTTCGTAAATAAAAAAACAATTATAGAGGAAGTTCAATCTTCTAGGTTTGATGATAATTTTGCTATTGAAGCATATGTAAACTCATATGATGGATATTCTGGTGCTGGAGATATTCTTACAAAGTTTGGAATGAGTCTTAGAGATGAACTATTAATTACAATATCAAAAGAAAGATTTGAAGACTTTATTGCTCCTTTTTTGGGAGCATTGGATGATGGAAGTGGTGAAGGTGAAATTATTTTATCAACTAGACCAAGAGAAGGAGATTTGGTATATTTTCCTCTTGGACAAAGAATTTTTGAAGTTAAGTTTGTTGAGCACGAAAATCCTTTTTACCAATTAGGTAAGAACTATGTTTATGAATTGAAATGCGAACTATTTGAATATGAAGATGAAATTATTGATACATCTATTGAAGAAATTGATACTCAAGTTCAAGAAGAAGGTTACATTACCACGTTACAATTAATTGGTATTGGTAGAACTGCTACTGCATCCGCCACAATTAATACTGGATATGTTAGAGAAATTTTCCTTAACAATGATGGATACGCATACACTTCTAATCCAGTTGTTGCAATATCTAGTTCTCCAACTGGTCAAATTGGTGACAATGCAACGGCAGTTGCGATAACTTCTGTTAGAAACGGGGTTAGGTCAGTTGAAAGAATTTATTTAACAAATGCTGGTGCCGGGTACAGCACTCCACCAACCATAACAATTATTGGTGGTGGAGGAGCAGGTGCTGCTGCTACTTGTTCAATTGAAACCACATACAATGGAGTAATTAGATTTACTATTACTGACGGTGGAGTTGGGTATGGTACTGCCCCAACTGTTACAATCTCTGCACCAGGTCAAACAGGAATAGGACAAACTGCTGTTGGAATTTCTTCTATTGGATTGGTTGGATCTGATATCGTAGTTCGTTCAGTATACGTTGCAAATCCAGGAATAGGATATACATCAAACCCAACTGTGGTGATTGCAAATCCAGAGACACTTACCGGTATTGGAACTTACTTATTCAATGAAATTGTTAGAGGTTCAAGATCTCAGACAAGAGCAAGAGTTAAGAATTGGGATCAGGACACCAAAATTCTTAAAATTTCAAATGTTGGTATTGGAGAAACTCAATCCGCATTTTTACCAGGAGAAACAATTATTGGTACAGAGTCTGGGGCACTATATAGTGTTCAAAGATATGATCAAATGGATACATACGATAAATATAGTCAAAATGATGAGATTGAAGCAGAAGCAGATCTCATTTTAGACTTTTCAGAATCAAATCCATTTGGTACTTATTAATGTTAGGAACATATTATTATCACGAAATTATAAGAAAGACTATAATAGCTTTCGGAACATTATTTAATCAAATTCATATTCGCCATACTGATCAAGGTGGTAATAATATAAGTGATATGAGAGTTCCTATTGCATATGGACCAAGACAAAAATTCCTTGCAAGAATCCAACAGCAACCTGAATTAAATAAGGCAACTCAGATTTCATTACCAAGAATGTCATTTGAGATGACTTCTATTCAATATGATCCAACTAGAAAGTCAAGTGTAGTTCAAACATTCAAGACTTGTGATGTTAATGGCAATGTAAAAAAAGTTTTTATGCCAGTTCCTTATAATATTGGATTTGAACTGAACATTCTAACTAAATTAAATGATGATGCTCTACAAATTATTGAGCAAATTTTACCATATTTTCAACCAGGATTTAATGTTACCATAGATATGGTTGAATCTATCGGGGAAAAAAGAGATGTTCCAATGGTTCTGGAAAGTATAAATTTTCAGGATGATTATGAAGGAGACTTTTCAACAAGAAGAGCACTTATATACACTTTAACATTTACAGCAAAAACATATCTGTTTGGTCCTGTTGCCGATAGCACCGATGGTCTTATCCGCAAGATTCAGGTTGATATGTATACAAATACTGATGTTGAAAATGCTAAGAGAGAACTAAGATATACATTACGCCCAATTCCACCAGATGCAAATCCAGATGATAATTTTGGATTTGATGAGACGTGGGAATTCTTCGATGATTCGAAAGAGTATAGTCCAACACGTAAAATAGATGTTTGATAGATTATGTCAGAAAATTATGATAGCATCGATAACGCTTTAAATATCAAAAGTGAAATCGTTAGCGTAGAAAAAGAAACTCCTATTGTCAAAGTAGAATCATCAAATGATGGTGATATCAGAAAAGATTATGAATACACAAGAGCAAATCTATATTCTCTTATAGAAAAGGGGCAAGAGGCAATCAATGGAATAATGGAACTTGCTGCGGAAAGTGATCAACCAAGAGCATATGAAGTTGCCGGTCAACTTATTAAAAGTGTTGGTGATGTAACTGATAAACTTATCGATTTGCAGAAGAAACTTAAAGATGTTGAAGAAGATGTTGTAAAAACAACAAGCAATGTCACGAATAATGCTGTGTTTGTAGGGTCAACTTCCGAGTTGTCTAAACTCCTGAAACAAGGTTTTCTAAATAATAAAGAGTAAACTTTTTCAGGTATATGAGTTGGTCTAAGGATTATAAAAAATCAATAGACTGTAAAAACCCAAATGGGTTTTCTCAAAAGGCACATTGTGCTGCCAGAAAGAAAAGACAAAGAGGCGAAGAGACTAAATCAATGTCACCATTTAACGAAGATGTGCAAAGTGTAAAGAAGATTAAGTTCTCTAAATTTACACACAAAACTCCCCACCTAAAAGGTGGTCAGCACGTATTAGATCCAAATGTGGATTTGAAGCAATTAGTTCATCACGCAACTGTTCAGTATCTTGATCGTGATGCTGATGGTGACATTGATATCTATGATGCTGCCAGTAGAAAAACACCAGATGAGAATGTTATGAGTGCTCCTGGTGAGGCGCAAAAAAGATCTCTTAAACTGATTGCTAAACAAAAAGGAGAAATGCTGCACACAAAAAGAGGTTCAGCATTTGAAGGTGTTGAAATGAAATATTGCAAACTTTGTAGAAAAACGGAGGCAAGAGACGATTGCTCTTATGGACCATCAATGTGGGATAGATATACTTCATCGGATCATATTCTTACCGATAATCAATTGAAATATAATATAAATCGTCCTCATCCAGCCAATGAATCGAAAGATCACGAGTATTCAATGGCTCGTTCAGAACTCTCCACCATTGTTAATGGTGCCAAGAGACTTCAGAAAAAAATGAAGAAAGGTGAAGGTGAGATTGAAGCTTGGGTTCAATCAAAAATCACAAAAGCAGCAGATTATATTGATTCCGCAGCAGATTATGTTGATAGTGGTGAAATGAACAAAGAAGAGGTAGAGATATTAGAAGGAAAGAGAGATGGAAAATCAGCAAAAGATCCTGGATATTCTTTAAAGGATTGGTTCAAAGGTGGTGGATGGGTTCAGGCAGGTGGTAAGTATGATGGAAAACCTTGTGCAAAACAACCAGGTCAGACAACAAAACCATTTTGCCGTGATGCTGATGATCGTGCATCAATGAGCAAAATGGAGAGAGTAAGAAGAGCAGCAAAGAAGCGCAGAGAAGATCCAAATCCGAATAGAAGTGGAAAGGCAAAATTTGTAAGTGCTTCCTATGAACCACAAGGACAGCAACTTGATGAATTGTGGGGTAAGGTTGCTCTTGCAGCAGGTGCAGCAGCATTACCATATTTTATGAGTAGATTAAAACCTGCAGTTGATAAAGCGATCGATGCACCAGCAACTGGATCTGGAACTTTAGTTGATAAATTAAAGCAAAAAAGAGACGCTACTAATAAAGCACTTCAAAAAAATTCATTTGAACCAGAAGGTGAACAGATTGATGAAAAGAAAGATGCTTGTTACAGTAAAGTTAAATCAAGATACAAAGTTTGGCCCAGTGCATATGCGTCTGGTGCATTAGTTAAGTGTCGTAAGGTTGGTGCCGCAAACTGGGGAACTAAATCAGAAGGATTTTCTGATTGGAGAGCAGAACTTTCCGAAGATTGGCAGAAAGTTAATCGCCAAGATAAAAC